AGGCATCTTGACTTCACGGGCCATGTCTATCGTCTTATCCATTGTTCTTGCTCCTGAGTTTGGCTTTCGGTTCATGCGTGCAGGCCTCTTCATAATCCAACACATCCTGAATGCGGTAACGGATCAGGCCGCCCAGCTTGAGGTATCGACAGCCCTGCTTGAGTGATCTGTCGCGCTCCAGTGTGGCCTCGCTGATCTTCCAGCGGAACGCAAGCTCTTCCTGTGTCATTAGTTGCTCTGGTGTTGTCATTGCGGCTCCTTGTGAACAACCACAGACGCACCTGTCTCTGGGTCTGTGTAGCTGGTTTCTGGTTCACACCAACAAGGAGAGCCGTCTATCACGTGCTGTCGATACCAACCGTTCTTCTCCTTGAGTTTGGCTTCGATGGCGCGGGCAAACTTTGCAATGTCTTTTGCCAGTCCCGGTTCCTCTGCCGGGTGAAACGGCCAAAGCGTTTGGTACTCTGACCAGATAGCCTCATCCGTCAGCCCAACCCATTTATGTGGCTCTGCCACGGGCCGCTGTGCTGCGGGTGGGGTGGTAACTGCTTTTCGATCACAGGCGGGGTAGCCGCAATGAAGGTTGTGCAGTTGGCATCCACCGGGTTGCGCTTTTTCCTTGCAATGGCCTGTCGTATACGCCACAGGCTCCTGTCCGAATGGGGCGGTGTAGACAGGCTTGATGTTCATTGCGCCCATGTCTGGATGCGGCTTCATTCTGGTGAAGCGATGTTCCATGTGCTTTGTAAACCAGACATAACCAAAAGGTTCCTGCACAGGTGCTGAACGGGCTTGCTTGATGGCGGTGATGGCGTCTTCTGCGTGGGCTTTGCCAGCCATTGTTGGCGAGGTGTCGCTGAAATATTCCAACGCCTCCAGCGCCAAGTCCAATGCTTTGTCTTTGGTCATACCACCCCCGCCAGCCACCAAAGGCCATAAATCACTGAAATAGATACAGCCGCTGATCCCAGCAGGCCAGCCACCACCAGCGCCAGCGGGTACTTGGTATTGGTGTCGGCCGGCGTGGCACGCCTGACAGGGCAATCACGGCCCTGGCGGCAATTGCCGTATTCATCGCAGCAGTTCATGCCTGCCTCGCTTTCAGCATGGCGTCTGCAATTGAGTAAGCCCATTGCGCGTCCTCGGTAGGTTGAAAGTGCATCGGGTTGGATTTGTTTGCCATATAGCCCTGCATCGCCTTGGCTGCAAAGTAGTCGCGCAGGGTCATGCCATCGTGAATGATGGTTGTTGGATCACCGTCATCATCGTTATAAACCAATGCGCTTACTGGAAACGCTGGCCCACCTGTGTTTGTGTCGGCGCTCATACACACCGCCCTGCTGCCTGCTCACGCAGTTTGGCCTGTGGCTGCGGCTGAGCCACCAGCCACCTGGGGCCAAGCTGGCGGATTGACTTCACCCACTGGCGTTGATTGTGGCGGCTGTTCGGGTACAAAGCCCTCACTTTAGTCAGATATGTCGTGTTCATCGGTTTACTCCTGGTTGAAGGGAATTGCAGTTTAAGTCAAGTTGATGAAGGGGTGCAAGTGGTTGGGGGAAATTAACTCAAAAATTTTTTCAGGGCTGCGCCACATTTCCAACACACTTAAAAAATTTTTTTTGAGCAGGGTTGGCAGATAGGTGTCAAGCACCGCCACAGCCGCGCCCCCGCCGCGCGGCCCCATGGGGGGTCGCGGCCAGATCGCTAGGCTGGCGGCAGTCACCTGTCCACAGGCTTTTGTCCACACTTATCCACAGATTCCTGTGGATAACTCAGAAGCTACGCCTAACGTATTCCTAAATCTGTGGATAACTCAATGTCGACTTTACATAATGGACGTTGTGTTCAGTAGCGTCAGTCTTCGGTATGCGTAATGCTGCGTTTGCGCAGCGCATCGAGCGCCATGCTACCAAGGTCGATGTTGACCAGCGGCTGCTGCTTGTCGCTGTAATCCTCGTTCAGCTTGCTGGCCAGCCAGGCGCGTCTGTCGCAGCGCAGCTTGGCCAGTTGCACCTCCTGGATGGTCGCGGCATCGGCGATGTCGATGGTCTGCTCGGCTAAACTCTGCCCTGCACGCACACGCGCCCGCGCGTAAGCCGAGCCGCGCTCCTCGCCCCCTCTATCGATCCATCGGTCAAATGTGGTCACAGCGATACCCAATGCCTTGCACAGTGCGGTAACCGTACCGCCCGATGCAATGAATTCCATCACGGCATCCTCACCCCCAAATGCGTGGATGGCTTTGTTAGCTGCGCTGACCTCAGCCTTTTTCCTTTGCGCTGCTGCGATGTTTGCTGCACCCTGATCTGCGATCTCAGCCAATGTGTTCCTTGCCATTCAAGTACCCCTCAATGATTTCAAAGCCTTCGGCGGCTGATCTGGCAACCTTGCACAGATAGCCACTGTTGTTTAATTGCAACTGCAAAGCCTTTTGCTCTTTGCTCTGCTGCCCTGTTGCGGTCTTCATCTCCACAAACAGCCCATGGAAGCCACCACAAGCCTCCAGGACGCACAAATCAGGCATTCCAGCCAGTACACCCTCACTGTGCAGCCTAACGCGCTCTGAGGCCGTTCTATCGCCTCCATTCGGTATGGACGCAATGATGATGTCTGGGTAGAAGGCTCTGACCCGCTGCACCAGCTTGACCTGTTCAGTGTGTTCAATGCTTTTTCTCAGTCGAGCCACCATGCATCGGATTCTACCGATGAAGGCTTGGCAGTTGCCTTGGAATACAAATGGCAGCGGTGCTTGAGATCCAGTGGTTGAGTGGCCATGCCAGTAGCCTGGCACTGCCATTCCTTCCATGTGACTGTCGCCCAGCCGTTCCTGACCTTAGCCACATCGAACATCCATTGCAGCGGTTTGGCATTGACCTTGCGATGCTTTTCCATCTGCTCTGCTGGCATGGACTGCTTGCAATCGACCAGTTTTGCGTGATCGCACTGGCTGCACAAAACGCGGTCATCTTCGACCCAGGTTTCAGTGATTTCCATCGCAATACCCCAACAAATCAAAAGTAATACTGTAATACTTACCCAAAACACCCAAAAAGTCGGCGGGACGCCCAAAAGGATTTCGTCCCTCCGTCCCATCGACTTTTGAGTGGAAAACTTCCCCCATGCGTGGAGATGGAATGCACACATATGTGTGCATATCCATCATCACACTCCGGGCATTTGGCTGTCGGAGGGACGGCGGGACGTCACCCCGACCGTCACCCCGTCCCTCCGACTTCAAGGCCCATGATTTATGCGCCATGATTTACGCCAACTGGACCCACAGGTTGGTCAAATCTGTTGGGTTGAAGTTGCGGAAGATAGCCGTTCCAATGGCCTTTTTTGTGTCACCGCGGTCAGATCCTGGGACGTTTGCATAGATCTCTGACCACTCCAGTTTGTAGTGGTTGGCCAGTTCAGGCGGCGGATTTTTGGGGCAATTGCTGCCCTTGCGTATAGTGACCAACTGGTGCTGATTGATGATGTCCTGGACAAACAAAACAGCCTGATCGCACTTGTCCTGGATTCTTTGGTTCTGTTTGTCCTGTTGTTTGTCGGCTTGCAGTTGTTTGCGGGTTTCTTCTGCTGACGGGTAAGGGACTGCGATCCGGCACAGCATGGTCTGCGGCTCACCATGCTGGTCAATGACGATTTCTGGGAATAGCTGAGTCTCAAACCTGATTTCCCTGAAATCTGGCTCATACCGGGTTTTGGTCAGCTTCATGTAGCGCGTGCCATCTGGGTCCATAAACAGGATGCCTGTCAGGGTTGCATCACCTGTGAAGGCTGATGCTCCACGGGCCATGGCGTCTGAGTCCTGGCGGCTAATGGTTTTGTTGGTGTGGGTCAGGATGGATATGGGCGTGTGCAGTTGAACGTAGATCGTCTGCTTCAGGGCCGCCAAGTAGCTGCCGACCTCGGAGTTGTCGTTCTCGTTGTCGATGGCCATGGTGCTGTTGGCCGTGTCCAAGACAAGGTGTGGCCGGATGCCATTGACTGTGTGGCGCATCACATTGTGGGCCAAGGTGAGCAGATCTTTGACGTCTGAGCGTTTGGCATCAATGACCACAAACCAGTTGAGCAGGTCTTTGGGCTGGATCTTGAAGTGCTTGGCATAGGCGAACAAAGTGCGGGTGATCTGGTCTGAGTCCTCGGTCACAAAGATGGTTTTGCGCCTGATCTTGGCCGTGATGGTGGTGTCAGAGATCTGAAACCCTGCCATGACCATGCAGGCTGAGATCATGGCCGTGGTCTTGCCAACTCCAGGCTGACCAGCCAAGACAAAGAAAGAATGCGCCCAGAAACCTTGAATCAGGTAATCAATCGGCTTGAGGCTGGTGATGTCTAACTGGAGTTCTGGCCAGCCTTGCAGTGGCTCATCTGGTGAGCCTGGCTCAGGATGTGAGCCTGTCGCAACAGGTACTGCACTCAATATGTTTTGGAAATCTTCCACGGCTGATTTGCGCTCAGACGCCTTTGTCGGTGGTTCCCAGCCGTTTTGCTTGGCCAAGTGGAACAGCGTGCCGAGGGTCACGCCCTCCTTTTTGCCGAAAGACTTCCAGTGGGTGTCGATGTCTCTGTCGCCTTCGTACAAAGAGCCGTGCGCCGACCATGAATGCCATAAGTCCTTGCCTTGGGCGCCAAACGCTGTGTGCAGGGCTTGGCCGATGGCGATCCATTGGTCGTACTCAATATCTGGGCTGATGAACATCATGGCGCTGGCGGCCTTGCGGATGTCGTCTGGGGCTTGCTGCTGGATGGCTGGCAGATTGGCTTTGCGCTCCAGCGGTGAGAAATCAATGGGTTCTGACTTGGGCTGGTTGAGCGTGTGCTGCTCGATGACGCCCCACTCGGTCAAGAGGGCGTGCAGGTCTTCGACCTCGATCAACTCGCCACTGAGTTGAGACCCTGACAGCAGCACTGACTTGCCTGCGCTGTTGTTAAGGCCAAAGACTTCGACTTCTTGGCCTGCGGCCAGCTTGTACTTAGGAAGGATGTTGTCGGCTTGGCGGCAGACCAAAAACACATGGCGGCCTTTGCCTGAGACAGAGATCTCTGTCAGGGCGTTGTTGGACTTGACCCACCTGGCCATCTTCTGGATGGCGATGTTGGTGGTGGTTTGGCTGTGTTTGAGGTCAACGTCCAGCACCACCAGGTGGCCTTTGTCTGGAATGACTGCGGCCTTTTGCAAGACCAGGCCAAAGTAGTCGCCATGGGGCATTGATTCCATGCCCCAAACGTCTTCAGTGTTAAAAAGGGATTCGGCTGGAGTGTCCCTGGCCACGCCTTGGCTGCCATCACGCTTTCGTGGAATCTTTTTGCTGTTTTGGACGCTGAATGTGCAGAAGTTGGCGTCTGGATAGACGTTGCCAAGTTTCAGCGCAACAGCTTGGGACTGTCCAAACGCGCCTGACGCCTGCTCTGATAAAATGCTCATGCTTTCTCTCTTTTTCCTTGGTTGGGAATTGGCCCTTGCGTGATTCGCGTCACACAGGGGCTTTTCTTTTGGGGATGGGGCTGGATTCTAGTCCTGGGCCTTTTTGGCTTTTTCTTTGGCAAGACTTGGTGCGGCATGGGTGATGCCGATCAGGTCTTCAGACACCTCGATCTTGAGGTCTGCAATGGCTGCTGGACTTCGCAGGGTGAAGGCTTGCGGATAGTCTTTTAAGGCTGCTGCGGCCAACTCCTCTGACTTCCAAAAACGGGTCTTGCGCCCTGGCTTGAGATTCCATCCATTAATCGTTGCACCGTTGGTCAGTTGCTGCTTGGCGGCTGTTAAGACTGCCTCGGACCATGTTTCTGCCAGCTTTGCCAACTCAATCATCTCGGGCGTGACGGTGGTGTCAGGGGCGAAATCCTTGCGTGCGTTGTCCTGGACCTTCTGGCGCATGGACGGGCAAATGGTCTTGGCCTTGCAGTATTTGCAGGCGTCAGGGCTGGGGATGGTTGGCGCGTCTGGGGATAAGGCAAGGCGTGCTGAATTGACCAGATCGTGGCCATGGCTGATGAGGTCCACACCACTGACTGTCCACTTACTGTGGCCAGCACGGGGCTGGAAGATGTGCATCGTGCATTGAATGTCGGCAGGCGCGTTCAACTGACGCATCGCGCCCAGGGCATAGGTCATGAGTTGCTTATTGTTCTCGGCCTCGACCAGCACACGACCCGTCTTTAAATCACAAATAATTAAATGGTTCCCATCAACCAGCACAGCATCAGCCGTGCCACCAAGGGCTGGGTGAAGGGACTTCAAACCTTTGTCCAAGTTGACCTCGATTAATTTTTTTCGTGGGTTGGGGACCAGGTTGTTGATGAAGTTGGCATATTCCTTGGCCATTGACAGATGTTCAGGGTTGACATCAGGATCATCAATCTCTTGGCCGTTGAGGATGCGCTCGGACAGTTCATGGATGGCTGTGCCGATGGCCGCCGCTTCGCCTGCTGGCTCATAGGGCATGAGGGCTTCAAGGCGCACAGAGCCTGGGCATTGCATGAATCGTTCTGTGCGTGATGCTGACAGACGGGCGTGGGCGCGTTCAGTGTGTTGCATGGTGGCTCCTTTAAATGATTTGGTTGATGATGTTTTGCTTTTCGATCACACGTTTTAAGATGTTGTGATCGAGTGATGCCCTGACTGTCAGCAGATAGATCAGCGGCTTTGTGCCGTTTTTCTGGATGTTCTCGACACGGCTGCTGGCCTGCTCCAAAGCGCTGGTTTGCCAGGTTGGCTCGACAAAAACAATCGTGTCAGCAACTGACAGATCAATGCCCTCACTGCACGATGCGATGTTTCCAATGAAACACTTTGTCTTGCCTGTCTGAAACGCTTCGATGTTTTTCTGGCGCTGGGCCTTCGGCGTATCGCCAACCACCTTCACAGGCTTATGGACGCGCAACTCGTCTTCAAGGATGTTGACCACTTCTTTGTGGTGAGCAAAGACCACGACAGGCTCACCAGCGTGGAGCAAATCATCAATGAAGTCAGCGGCCAAAGGGGCTTTGCGGATGCCTGCTTCTTTCATAACTTCTGACAGGCCTTCAAAGGCCATCAGCGCGTTTGGGTTGGCCATCAACGCATCAACATCAAACTGCTGCTCACGCTTGTCCACCGCCAAATCAAACGTGATCAAGCTGACCTGTGGCTCTTGGTAGTTCATGAAGATGTCTTCTTTTTTTCTACGCAAGACATATGGCTTCATCAGCGCCTTCAACTCTGGAATGTTGGACGCACCAGAAACATCAAGACCACCCCATGGTGGATTCCAGGCTTTCGCATACCGATGCACAAAGTCAAACCACCCACCACGATAAATGCCCAAGCCGTGCAGCACTGGCCACATCTCAGCGGGTCTATTGCTCATTGGTGTTCCACTGAGCGCATACACCTGGGGGATCTGTTTCATCAGCAGCATGGCCGCTTTGGTGCGTGCTGCTTTGGGATTCTTGATGCGGTGGCACTCATCTAGCACCAGCGTTTGATAGCCAGCGTTGTTGAAGTATTGCAGCAGGTCGTAGTTGACCACCACCACCTTGGCGCTGGTGGTCTTCATAGCGTCATTGCGGCCACTGATCACGCGCACTGAGACATCTGGGGCCAGCTTGTTGAATGCCGCCTCCCAGACGGTTTTGGCAATGGCTGGGCAGACGATCAGGGCGGGAAGGTTTTCAAGGGCTGCTGCCGTGGTGGGTAAAGTTTTTCCCACCCTTGGAGAATCCGCAAGAATGCATCTTTTCTTCTCCAGCAGAAAGTCTCTGCTGATCTCTTGGTGCGGATATAGCTTCATCGTTTTCCTCGGTTTCTCGGTTGAAATGAGCCGCCATTGTGCGCCTGTATTTTTTTTGACGCAAGAAAAATATTTGTGCTAAAGTGCAATTGCGTTGTCGATTTGATGGCGCTGAAAACCTGTAAACGATCAAACCTGAAGGAAACGATCATGACCACACGTGTCACCACTGGCGAGGTTCGCACCTCATATTTCTCTGCCCTTGCACCACGCAAGAATGAACTCTCTGGCAAGGATGAGTTCTCCACGCAGATCCTGATCCCCAAGACAGATACAGCCACCATCACCGCATTGAAGGCTGCGGCCAAGGAGGCATTGACCGCCAAGTTTGGCGAGAAGATCCCCAAGAACGTGCGCAATCCTTTGCGTGATGGCGACACCGAAACCAAAGGAGATGGCAGCCCATTGGGCAAGGAATATCAGGGCCACTTCTTTTGCAACGTCAAGAGCACCAGCAAGCCTGGCGCGATCGACACGCACGGCAACGACCTGATCGGAAGCGATGACATCGTAAGTGGCGACTACATTCGAGTCAGCTTGAATGCGTATGCGTACAGCCAGGCTGGCAATAACGGTGTGTCGTTTGGCCTAAATAACATCTTGCTGGTGCGCAAGGGTGAGCCATTGGGTGGTGCAAAGCCCACAGCGGCTGCTGACTTTGGCATTGGCCGCAGTGCAGCGCCAGCGGCTGCCACTGCTGATGTGGGGGATGATTGGTGATCAGCCCTTAGCCGCGATCAGCTTGAGCAATGCCTGCTCAAGTTGATTGACCGAACCCCACAAGGGATCGACAGCCCCAGACAGCCACCTGCTGACCTGGGGCTGTTGTATTTTGGCCTCCAAGCAAACGGCCTTCATGCTGATGCCGTGCTGCTTGGCCATGGTGCGGATGTCGTGAACAGATGTCATGCCAGCATTTTACTTGCACTGTTTGTTAATAGTTGACTGTTTTGTAGGGGTGTTGCGTGCTGTTTTAATTTAGTCCATAATTTGTTGCACCATAACCAAGGAAGACCATGAAACACCACAAATATCACCAGCACTACCAAGTCAAAGCCGCCAAGCTGCACGCCCGTGCAGACGCTGCACTGAGTGTGGCATTGGCCTGCGCCATCGGCATTGGCTTGGCCGCTTGCCTCTTTTACGGGTTGTCATCATGAGTAG